CAGTAGCTAACGCAGCTACAGGTAATGCACCTGAAATATCTGCAACTGGTGGAGACACTAACATTGATTTAAATCTTACTCCAAAAGGAGTTGGTAGAGCAACTTTCAATGGTCAAGGTAAAATTCAAAGTGTTGCAGAAAAAGTTACATCTTCAGCAACCGCAGCTACGGGAACAATTAACTACGATGTTCTTACACAAGCAGTTTTAAATTTCACATCAAACGCTGCAGGAAACTACACTCTAAATATTAGAGGTGATGGATCAAATTCTTTAAACTCAATTATGGACACAGGTGAGTCAATCACTATTGCTCATTTAGTTCCACAAGGTGGATCTGCTTATTACAACAACGCAGTTCAAATTGATGGATCTGGTGTTACTCCAGAATGGCAAGGTGGTTCTGCACCTACTGAAGGAAATGCAAGTTCAATTGATGTTTATACTTATACAATTATTAAAACTGGAGATGCTACATTTACAACATTAGCATCACAAACACAGTTTGCGTAATAAAAAAAATTAGGAGGAGAAAGATTATGCCTTTAAAATCAACATTTGGAGCAGGATCAGGAAGAGGGTTTGGTGGCGGAGGTTCTAGAGCAGCTTTTTTAGATTACATGGTAGTTGCCGGGGGTGGCGGCGGAGGTTCACAAATTAGTGGTGCTGGTGGCGCAGGTGGATTTAGAGAATCAAGCGGTAGTGGAACAGGTTGTTATACAACCTCACCTTTAGGATCTGGCGTAGAAAGTTTTGCGGTAGAACCAGGACCATATGCAATAACAGTTGGTGCAGGAGGTGCAGGTAATCCTTCACCTGGAGGAACTGGTAGTATAGGAGGAGATTCAGTGTTTGCTTATACAACTACAATTACATCAGCAGGAGGTGGAAACTATAGAGTAGCCAATCCAAATCCAGGTGATGGTGGATCTGGAGCTGGTACTCAAAGCGCCCCTCAAACCGTTGGAGCAGGTAATATTCCCCCTACAAGTCCACCTCAAGGTAATCCTGGTGGAAAAGGTCTTGACACTCAAACGCCCGCTGGCGGTGTTAAAGGTGCTGGTGGTGGTGGTGGAGCAACGGCAGTTGGAGGAACAGTTTTATCTCCAGCAGGAATTAACTCACTTAACCCTGCAACAGAAAGAGGTGGTGGTGCGGGAGCTACTACAAATATAACTGGATCTCCTGCAATATATGCAGGTGGTGGTGGTGGTGGTATTGAAGCTCAAGCAAATACCCCTAGCTACCCTCAGAGTTTAGGAGGCCCAGGTGGTGGTGGAATTGGTAGTGCAGCAGGACCACCTGCTTACTATTTAGCAGCTACAGTTGGTACAGCCAACACAGGTGGTGGTGGTGGCGGTGGATCAAACGCTCCTTTTCCATTTCCTGCTGCTCAGGCTGCAGGTAAAAATGGTGGTTCAGGAATAGTTGTACTAAGATTTCCAGCTACCACATGTGTTTCAGCAGCACCTGGTACAAATACAATAACAACGTTGCCAGCGCCAGCAGGTAGTTTTAAAATTGCAACATTTACAGTTTCAGGAACTTTAACAATAACTTAATTTATAAAAATATGGCACATTTCGCAGAATTAGATGATAATAACGTAGTCCAAAGAGTAGTCGTTGTAGGCAACGATTGTGTACCATCGGACGAACACATAGATGGTGAAACATGGTGTATTAATTTTTTTAATGGTGGTATTTGGAAACAAACTTCTTACAATCATAATTTTAGAAAACAATTTGCAGGTGTAGGTTATACTTATGATCCTGTAAAAAATAAATTTATAAGTCCACAACCTTACGCTTCATGGTTATTAGATGCTAATGATGATTGGCAAGCACCGGTTACTTATCCAACAGATACAACAGACAAAAATATTTCTTGGGATGAGGATAATTTAAAATGGACTGCAACAGATAAATCAGATCCAGTTAACAATTTTAATTGGGATGCATCAACACTAGCTTGGGTATCCGCATAATTATACTTTACAAATATTAAAAAATCATTTATATTAAGTTTATAAAGAAATATGAACCTAACAAACTATTATTGGTATTTTAAATCAGCAATCCCAGAACGTATCTGTGATGATATTTCTAAATACGGAAAACAACTTCAAGAACAAATGGCAGTCACTGGTGGTTATGGTGATAAAAAATTAAATCAAAAACAAATTACAGATTTAAAAAAGAAAAGAGATTCTAACATTGTTTGGATGAATGATAGATGGATATATAAAGAAATACAACCTTATATACATCAAGCAAATGCATCAGCGGGTTGGAATTTTAATTGGGATTATTCTGAGTCTTGTCAATTTACAAAATATAAAAAAGGCCAATACTATGATTGGCATTGTGATAGTTGGGATAGACCATATCAAAGAGAAGCTAATAATCCAACACATGGAAAAATTAGAAAATTATCTGTAACTGTTACTCTATCAGATCCAAAAGATTATAAAGGTGGAGAACTAGAATTTGATTTTAGAAACATGGATCCAGATAAAAAAAGAAACGTTAAAAAATGCACAGAAATATTACCTAAAGGATCATTAGTTGTGTTTCCTTCTTTTGTATGGCATAGAGTATGTCCAGTTAAAAGTGGTGAACGAAACAGTTTAGTAATATGGAACTTAGGATACCCATTTCAATAAAGGAGAAATATGAAAAAAAAGAAAAAAAGAATAAAAAAACCAACTAAAATTACTTACCCTACTTTATTAAATAGAGAAGATTATTTTAAATGTCCTATATGGTTTGCAGATGCACCAGAGTTTGAAAAAAAATTAAATGATGCATCCGATAAATATATTGAAGCATCTAAGAAAAATTTAAAACCAACAATCGATAAACGTAATAAAAAGTTTGGTAACAAAGGAGACATGGGTCATGTATTTCATTCAACAACTTTAATTGGTGATCCAGATTTTAAACAACTACAAAATTACATTGGATCAACAGCACATAATTTATTAAATGAAATGGGTTTTGATATGTCAAATCATCAATTGTTTATTACAGAAATGTGGGTACAAGAATTTGCTAAAAAGGGTGGTGGGCATCATGCTTTACATACACATTGGAATGGCCATATTTCAGGTTTTTACTTTTTAAAAGCTAGTGAAAAAACTTCACTTCCATCATTTGAAGACCCACGTTCAGGTAACCTTATGAATTTGTTGCCAGAAAAAGATAAGTCAAAAATAACCTATGCATCAACTGCAGTAAACTATAAAGCTAAACCAGGTCGAATGATATTCTTTCCATCATATATACCACATCAATACATTGTTGATATGGGTTATGATCCGTTTAGATTTATACATTGGAACTGCCAAGCAATACCAAAAGGAGTATTAAATGTCGTTCAAAAAAAATAAATATACAGTATTAAAGAAAGCTATTTCACCAGAACTTGCAGAATTTGTTTACAAATATTTTTTAAACAAAAGAGAAGTTGCAAGATTTTTATTTGATCAAAAATACATTTCACCCTTTACAGAATATTATGGTGTATGGAATGATGCACAAGTGCCTAATACTTATTCACATTATTCAGATATTGCAATGGAGACATTACTTCAACAAGTAAAACCTGTTATGGAAAAACATACTGATTTAAAATTAAGTGAGACTTATTCTTATGCAAGAATTTACAAAGAAGGAGATGTCCTAGCTCGTCACAAAGATAGATACTCTTGTGAAATATCTACAACATTAAATTTAGGTGGAGATAAATGGCCAATTTATTTAGACCCAACAGGAAAAGAAGGTCAAGCAGGCGTTAAAGTGGACCTTGAACCAGGAGATATGTTAATTTATTCTGGGTGTGATCTTGAACATTGGAGAGAAGAATTCAAAGGTGAAAACTGTGGTCAAGTATTTCTGCATTATAACAAAGCTAATTCTAAAAATGCTAAAACTAATCAATTTGATAAAAGACCTTTACTAGGTGCACCGGCTTGGTTTAAGGGTGTTAAGTTGACAAAGTCTAAAAAATAACTTACACTGTAAGCTTGTAAGGGGAAGACCCACCACGAAATCCCCTTGCTTTAAAATCTGTTGAATTTATCAACAATTTGATATAACACCTAATAAACAGGTTTTTTATGCTACAAAAATTAAGATTTTTACCAGACATTACGTATGCAACACCAAATCAAAAACAAAAAGAATTGTGGGATGTGGAAGGTATACTTAAAAATATATTAAATCAAAAACTTAAATTTGATCTAAGACCTTTAAAAAATAATATTAAAATAGGTAGTTTTAAAAGCAAAGCGGATAAGATGGTCTTTGATATGAAAGATCAATATATTATTGTCGATATAAAAGAATTACATCAATATTTAAAAGAAAATAAATTAAAAGAGGTTCATTTACAGGATTTGATATCCAGGTTAGATTGGAATATAATACTACCAAAATAATAAAAACCCTATATATTAAGGATTATGGCCTTAAAAAAAGTAGATTTTGCACCTGGTTTTAATAAACAAAGCGTACCTTCCGCT